CGGAAAACTTCCGGTTTACGGCCAACTCGGCAATTTCTGCCGTTGATCTAAATACTATTTCTAACTGGCCTATGACTATCCGCACAAATAATACGGAACGCGCGCGGTTTGACGCGGCAGGAAATTTTCTTTTTGGCGCTACTGCCGTTGGAACGTCTGCCGTAAGAGTTATCGGGATCGGTAACGGAACCGCGCCTTCAACTTCGCCAGCTAATATGGGGCAGCTCTATGTTGAGAGCGGGGCGCTGAAATATCGCGGATCGTCGGGCACTATCACTACGATAGCGGCGGCATAAGGAAATAATCTATGGCAACGAACTATTCTTGGGTAATTTCTCAACTCGAATGTTACCCAAATAAAGACGGCAAGACCGATGTTGTTTTTATTGTGCATTGGCGGCGGGAAGCCACAAACGGCGCTTATGCTACGGACGTTTACGGGGCGCAGACAATCGTTTTTGAGTCGTCAGCTCCTTTTACACCTTACGAGCAACTGACACAGGCTCAGATCGAGAGCTGGCTTGTGGATTCTATGGGGATTGATGGTGTGGCGGCGCTGGATGCTAAACTCGATCAGCAGATTAGCAATTTACAGAACCCGCCTGTTGTCGCCCCACCCCTGCCGTGGGCGGGCTAACCATGAATTTTACGCTTGAAGAGCTTAATAAACTTCTACAGCTTTTGGATTTGGCTACTAAAGCGGGCGGCTTAATCGTGGCCAACGAAGCATTACCCTTGGCCGTCAAAGTGCAAGAAATGGCCAAGAATTTACAACTTGTTGACCCTGAAATAAAAAACTCGTAGGGTAACTTACCCGACTAGCCGGATAGCTAGGTATAGGAGACGTAATGTCTGACGAAGACCAGGCTGTAGCGGAAATCAGCCCCGCGCCGGAACCGGAAGCTACGGCAGCACCGGAAACCGCTGTAGAGACGCCGGAAGGACAGCAGCATACAAAGACGTTCTCTCAGGAAGAGTTGGACGCGATTGTAAGCAAACGCCTTGCAAGAGAACAGCGTAAATGGGAAAGAGAGCAATCTCAACGGCTTCAGCAGGCCCAAAAGCCTGTCGCGCCTCCTCCCGCGCCGGATGATTTTGAGTCGGCTCAGCATTATGCGGAAGCATTGGCTGAACAAAAGGCTCAAGAACTTCTAGTGCGTCGGGAAGCCGAAGCCCAGCAGGCGGCTATTCTTGACAGCTATAAGGACCGCGAAGAGGAAGCTCGGGACCGATACGAGGACTTTGAACAGGTCGCGTATAACCCCAACCTCCCCGTCACGGATATTATGGCGCAGGCGATTCAGTCTTCCGATATTGGCCCTGAAGTCATTTATTGGCTTGGGTCCAACCCAAAAGAAGCGGCTCGCATTTCCCGTCTATCGCCTGTCTTGCAGGCAAAAGAGATTGGCAAGATAGAGGTTAATCTGACCTCGAATCCGCCGGTTAAGAAAACCTCAACCGCGCCCGCCCCTCTTGCTCCTGTCACGGCTACCCGGTCAAACTCAGGTCCGCGTTACGATACGACTGACCCTAGGTCACTAAAGTCAATGTCAACGTCGGATTGGATCGAAGCGGAACGGCTAAGGCAGATCAAGAAGTGGGAAGCGCAGAATCGGAGATAAGGCATGTCTAATTCGCTTCTTACTATTGACATGATTACTCGCAAGGCTCTTGAAATCCTTGAGAATAATCTTGTCCTGACCCGCACCGTGAACCGCCAGTATGACGACTCTTTTGCCGTCGAAGGCGCTAAGATCGGTTCGACCCTTCGTATCCGTCTGCCTGACCGCGCTCTGGTCACGGACGGCGCTGCGCTTCAGGTTCAGGACGACAACGAGCAGTATACCACGCTCGCGGTTTCCAGCCAGAAGCACATCGGCGTCAACTTTACGACCGCCGAACTGACCATGCAGTTGGACGACTTTGCGGAACGTGTGCTGAAGCCGCGTATTTCGCAGCTTGCTTCGTCCATTGACGCCGATGTCGCCAATAGCTTCAAATATATTGGCAACTCGGTTGGCACGCCCGGCACGACCCCGGCTACCTCGCTGGTTCTGCTTCAGGCTCAGCAGAAGCTCAACGAGAACGCCGCTGTTATGTCGCCGCGCTATGCGACGGTCAACCCGGCTGCGAACGCCGCGCTGATTGAAGGCATGAAGGGCCTCTTCAACCCGGTGTCCACCATTGCCAAGCAGTTCAAGAGCGGCATTTTTGGCGAAGGCATCCTTGGCTATGATGAGCTGAATATGTCGCAGTCGATCAAGCAGTTCACGACTGGCTCGCGCACGGGCACCGTGACGGTTAACGCCTCGGTTACGACCGAAGGCTCGACCACTGTTGTCCTGACGGGCCTTGGCTCGACGGTCATCAAGGCCGGCGACGTGTTCACCATCGCGGATGTCTACGCCGTCAACCCGCAGACCCGTGAGTCGACTGGTTCGCTGTATCAGTTCGTGGCTCTGGCTGACGTTACCGCGTCGACCACCGCTTCGGTCACTGTTCCGGCGATGTATTCGGCTGGACAGGCGCTTGCGACGGTCGATGCTCTGCCGGTTTCCGGTAAGGCGGTCACGTTCCTCGGCGCTGCTTCGACGCAGTATCCGCAGAACCTCATCTACCACAAGGACGCCATCGCGTTTGCCACCGCCGACCTTCTGCTCCCGCAGGGTGTCGATATGGCGTCGCGCCAGGTCCACAACGGTATCTCGCTCCGCGTTGTTCGTCAGTATGACATCAACAACGACCGACTGCCCTGCCGTATTGACGTTCTGTATGGTTACAGCGTCATTCGTCCGCAGATGGCGGTTCGTCTTTGGGGCTAATAGGAGGGGCGCAAGCCCCTTCTTTCATCTCAGATCAAGGAGCAATGAATCATGGCTATTACCACGCAGGGTGCGTCTTACCCGCTTGAATCGTTTGGCCCGACCCCGCCGCTTTCGCAGGGGACCGGCGGTTATCAGCTTGGCGCCGGCAACCTCAACGAACCGTTGATGTTTGCTACGGCGGCACCGGCTACGGCGACCGCGTCGGCTACTCTGACGGCCAACCAGGTGCTTAACGGCATCCTGCTTGGCTCGCCGGGCGGCACGGCGGCTTCGTATCAGCTTCCGACGGTTGCTGCTCTTGAAGTCGGCATTCCCTCAGCGGCTAGTGTTGGCGATGCGTTTGACTTTTCGGTCATGAATGTCGACGGTTCGGGCACTGGCGTTATTACGCTGACGACCAATACTGGCTGGACGCTGGTGGGTCTGATGACTGTGGTGGCCACGGCCGGCACGTCGCAGATGTTCCGCGCCCGCAAGACTGGTTCCGGCACTTGGACGTTGTATCGTCTCGGCTAATCACAGGAGAAGGCAATGCCTAATACAAAAGCTATCGGCGTTGCCTTCTCTGATCCTGAGCTTGTAAGTGGCACGACCATTTCAGGCGCAGCGATCAGCGGAGGCACTACGCTGGACTCAACCTCCAAGGTTGCGTCCAACATTGCCAGCGGCTTGTCCATGAGCCAGCAGGGCGCGACGATTGCCGTTACTACCGCAGGCACAAACGATGTTTTTATGATCGCACCGGCTGCGGGCGTGCTGACATCGGCGTTGTTCTCGGGCGTTGACGCGCTGACGGCGAACGACACCAACTATATCACTTTTGGTATCACCAACCTTGGTCAAGCTGGCTCGGGAACGGCAGCTATGCTGGCCGCGACCGACGCCAACACGACCAAGGCGACGGGCGGCACCGGGCTTGCCGCGAATACTGTGCGTTCGCTTACGCTAAATGGCACGGCCGCTAATCTAGTGGTTGCGGCTGGCGACCGTATCCGCATCCGCGCGACGGTTTCTGGCACGCTTGCCAATACGGTGACGTTCCCGGTTTACAGACTGACGTTTACCGTCGCTTAATCAAATCCTACGGGCGGGCTACGGCCCGCCTGGCCCTTACCATAGGTGTAAAATGGCTGTAATCTATCTGCGCCACCCCAAGCATGGGGTGAAAATTGCGACTATGGACCTAGAGGCTGATTATGACGAACAGAATGGTTGGGAGCGTTTTGACCCTTGTGACCCTCCTGTTCAGCGCAGAGGCCGCCGTAGCGCAGACCTACACACAGATGCAGTGGGGAATGAACAAGGGGGTAACGCCCTACGCCTTCGGCGCGAATATTAACGGCACATGGCGTGACCTTGGGACCGTCTCTGCGGCGGGCGTGTGGGCAATCCCAGCCACAAACATTTCCGGCTTAGGAACCGCCGCATTTCAGAATATTGGGTCTAGCGGAGCCAATGTCCCGCTGCTGAGCGGCACCAATACGTGGGGCGGGGCGCAGACCTTTTCCAGTCAGGTCACAACTTTTTCGGCTTCTACTGCCGATATTGAGATTGGCAGCACCTCAGTATCTAATACGCCGTTGATTGATTTTCGGTCTTCTGGGCTTAATAACGATTTTGACGCCCGTATTTTGGCTTCTGGCGGCACTTCTACGCCGGGGCAGGGGACGCTTACCATCACAGCAAGTAACAGCGTCACCTTTCCCGGCAAAGTGACTTTTAACGCCCCGCTCGGCTCTACGTCGCTTGGGACGGGCCTGACGTTGAATACGGCGCTACAAGATTTCTCGTCGGTAGTGGGGTCAGCGTCAAAATTTTTCTTTCCAGACTACTATGGAAACCCGGCCACAGGCATTATCCATCGCGCAAACCGTTTATTCTTGGGCGCTTCATCAGGCATAGGCGGCTATTTATCCGTGGCTCCAGTAACACCTTCAAGCTGGATAGACGCATACCTACCCGCTGGCGGCGCTAAAAACGCCGTTCACTTGGCTACTTTATCTGTAGGCGATCCTGTCGGAATAAACGCCATAACGGGGTATACCCGCACCAGCGACATTAAGGCTTGGTCGGGAGCTACGTCGGGCGGATCACAAGCAGTAAACGCATTTGCCATTAACGATGACACTTCGGCTTTACCGGCGTCTCCTATTGCAGTGCCTATCTTTACTGGCGCAGTCAGAGTAGCGGGTGTTAACGGCATTACTCTCAACCAGTTTGAGGTGACAAACGAAGGTAATGCTGTCGATACGGACCCCTATGACGGGCTTTCTGTTGCCGGAACTACGTGGGGACTTGGGCTTACGGCCGGGTTTATGGGTTCGGGCGCTAACCCTGTCACCGGATTTTTATATCTTGGAGATCAAACAGCAGTCCCAACGTATAAAAAAGCTGAGTTTGGTATTCTCGCTAACGTAAATGCTTTTAATCCGGCTAAAGGTAATGGCGGCAATGGTATTTTTGCCAAGCTCGCGCGCGGGCAATCTGTGCAATGGATAAATTCGTTGCACACCGTCGATGCAGAGATATATGCGGTTGGCGATGGGCTCCATGCGCACAATACAAATCTTACAGTAGACTACAATATTTTTGCGGGGGCCGCTATTGTATCTAAAGGAACAAAACCAACCATAACCGGCGCTGGCGGCACTTGCGCGGCGGGAACCGTAACTGGCGGCGCAATTGCAGGAACGACCGCGCTTACAGGGAACTGTGTAAGCGGAAATACGCTCGCGTTAACCGGAATGCCTGCGACCACTACCGGATACGCCTGTGACGCGACAGACAGAACTGCAAAGGCCGTGACGTTGGTGGAAACAACTACGACCACCACTAGCGCCACATTTGAATTTATCGCAAACAGCAATTCGGCTAATGTGATTCAGTTCAAATGTATGGGCTACTGACATGATTACGACCGTTACCCGCGAACAATTGTTTATCGCTATATCTGTGGTGAATGAAATGGACGCGGCGTATTCGGGCGTGTCGGCAGACGCTAACTATCCTGACTGGATAGAGTTTAACGCGGCTAAACGGGTCAAAGTTGGCGACCCATTGTATGTTCAAATCCAACTGGCCCTTGGCTATACGTCCGCGCAGATGCTTAACCTTTTTAACGCCGCCGTGCAGGTGCCCCTATGACGACTGTAACCCGCCAACAGTATTTCACCGCCTTAGCGCAGCTAGGCGACATGAACTTGCTGTTCCAAGCGGTTCCGGCCGACGCCGATACAAGCGATTGGATTGAGTTTTGGGCTGCGGAATATGTGACGACCGGCGACGCTCTCGCCATACTCACGCAATCTTCGCAAGGGTGGACAGACGGTCAAATGATCGCGCTGTTCAACGCGGCGCAGAATGTCCCGGTTGTCGTTCCGGCTACGTCTAACACCGTCACGTCTACCGCCAATAATCAGATCAACGGCGCGTTGCGGCTTCTTGGCGTTCTGGCGGAAGGTGAAACGCCGTCTGCCGAAACATCTCAGGACGCACTATTTGCGCTCAACCAGATGATTGATAGCTGGAATACTGAACGATTGGCGGTGTTTTCCACTCAAGATCAAGTGTTTAACTGGCCGGCAGGCGAACTTCGCCGGACTTTGGGGCCGTCCGGCGACTTTCTAGGCAATCGCCCGGTTTTGGTAGACGATTCAACTTACTTCCGCGACCCGCAGACCAATGTGTCTTACGGCATCAAGATCATCAACCAACAGCAGTATAATGGCATCGCGGTAAAAACCGTCACCAGCACCTACCCGCAAGTCATGTGGGTCAATATGACCTACCCCGACATTGAAATGTATGTCTATCCCAAGCCGCTGCGGCAGTTGGAATGGCATTTTGTTTCAGTGGAAGAGCTTGCCAATCCGGCCACGCTGGGCACGACGCTGGCTTTTCCGCCCGGCTATCTGCGGGCGTTCCGTTATAATCTGGCCTGCGAACTGGCCCCCGAGTTTGGCGTCGAGCCGTCCGCGCAAGTGCAGCGGATTGCAATGTATAGCAAGCGCAATCTGAAGCGTATCAATAATCCTGACGATATCATGGCGCTGCCTTACAGCATTGTAGGCACCCGTCAGCGGTATAACATCTACGCCGGGAATTTTTAAGGTTTTCAGCTACTTACAGGGTGCAAGCAACGTGAAATTTACGTTTGGCAGCAAGATATGCTTGATGGGCTTCTTCCGGCGTAGCGAAGTCGCCCAACCAATGCGTTTTGCCGCTGTGCGTAATGTTGGCGCGCCATTTATTTTGAAAAAATATAACGCCCATAAACCCAGACTTATTGCGTTTGTTTGGCTTGCGAACATTCTGCGCATTCCCCGATTCGTCGACTACTCGCAGATTGTCAAATCTATTGTCGTCTTTAACGCCGTTTATGTGGTCTATAATGCCGTCTGGCCATTTTCCGGTAACATACAGCCACGCCAACCTATGCGATTTATAGATTTTCCCTTTGTATCCTATAGTGCAATAGCCAATACGCTTTTCGCGGCATCCTGCCGCCCGTCCGGCACGTATGCTTTTAGACGGGCTGACCAACCACGTAAATACGCCAGTCTGACTGTCGTAAGAGAGAATTTTTTTGAGTTCTTCCGCCGTCATGTTCTATCCTCAAATGTAGTTTCTAGGTATATATACGCGGAAACTACAGGAGGTCAAGTCTGATGCAGACGCCCATTCTCGGCTCTAGCTATGTCGCCCGCAGCGTTAACGCTGCGGATAACCGCATGGTCAATCTTTTCCCCGAAATCGTTCCTGACGGGGGCAAACAGCCGGCGTTTCTTCAGCGCGTGCCGGGCTTGCGCAAGCTTCTTGAGTTTCCGACAGGACCGGTTCGCGGGCTCTGGACTTTTGGTGATTATGGCTACGCCGTCGCCGGGACGCGGTTTTATAAGATCGCGTCGGACTGGACCTTTGTGGATAAGGGCGGCGTCCCCGGTTCCAATCCGGTTAATATGGTGGACAACGGCACGCAGTTGTTCATTGCTGACGGCGCTACCGGCTATATTTACAACGCCAATACGGATGTGTTCGCCCAGATCACAGACCCTGACTTTTATGGCGCAGTGGGCGTTGGGTTCATTGACGGCTATTTTGTCTTCAACCAGCCCAACAGCCAGAAATTCTGGGTAACTACCCTCTATGACGGGTCTTCTGTCGACCCGTTGGACTTCGCCAGCGCCGAAGGTTCGCCCGACAATCTCGTCACACTGATCGTTGATCACCGCGAAGTCTGGCTGTTTGGAACCAACTCCATCGAGGTCTGGTATAATGCCGGTCTTCCCGACTTTCCGTTGGCGCGTATTCAAGGCGCGTTCAACGAAATCGGCTGTCAGGCGGCTTATTCGGTCGCCAAACTAGATAACGCCTTGTTTTGGCTGGGGAAAGACGCTCGCGGTAACGGCATCATCTATAAATCCAAAGGTTACACGGGCGAGCGTATTTCAACGCACGCCGTCGAGTGGCAGATACAGCAATACACGACACTTGCCGACGCCGTGGCCTATACCTACCAGCAGGACGGCCATGCCTTCTATGTGCTGAACTTTCCGACTGCTAACACGACCTGGGTGTATGATGTCTCAACCGGCGTCTGGCATGAGCGCGCCGGCTGGGAGAATAGCCAGTTTACGCGACACCGCGGGCAATGTCAGATGAACTTTGCCGATGAGATTGTCATTGGCGATTATGTAGCCGGCGTCCTCTACGCTTACGACATGAATGTCTATGTCGAGGCCAATACGGTCCAGAAGTGGCTCCGGTCGTGGCGGGCGCTTCCTACCGGACAAAACGACCTCAAACGAACGGCGCAGCATAGCCTTCAGCTAGACTGTGAGTCGGGCGTTGGACTATCCAACGGGCAGGGCAGTAATCCGCAAGTTATGCTGCGATGGTCCGACGACGGCGGCCACACATGGTCAAATGAGCATTGGAAATCAATGGGTAAGGCCGGCGAATACGGCAAGCGCGTTATTTGGCGGCGGCTGGGCATGACTCAAAAGATACGTGACCGCGTATATGAGGTGTCTGGCACAGACCCGGTCAAGATAGCGATTGTTGGCGCGGAGCTAATCTTGAGCCCGACCAATGCGTGAGAACACGACGCAAATCCCCGCCTCGCGTGTTCCGATCACGTTTACGGAACTTATCTCGCGTGAGTGGTATCGGTTCCTCTACAATATCTTTGCGATCCTCGGAAGCGGGTCGCTAAGATTTGGCGCGTTCCATAGCAGCGTGTCCCAACCGCTCGTCGCGGCCAACGTCGCGCAGACTATCACTTACAGCGCCACGGACATCTCAGCAGGCGTGTATGTCGGAACGCCAACGTCCAGGCTGTATGTGGATAGGCCGGGCGCGTATAACTTTCAGTTTTCTTTACAATTAATTAGCCGAAATCCGGCGACTAAATTTGTCTATATATGGGCGCGAATTAACGGCACGGACGTCCCTGATTCCGCCACCAAAATCACCATGCAGGGCAATAACGACGCTTATGTTGCCGCGTGGAATTTTGTGCTAAGAATGAACACTGGGGATTATTTTGAACTCATGTGGTCTGGAAGTAATCCTAACATAGAAATACTGGCTGAAGCGGCAGCGCCGCCATATCCCGGTATCCCCTCGGTCCTTATGACCGTATCATGTAACATAGGTGAATAATGGCGGTCCTTACACCAGCCCCCAAGATGCAGTTCTTCGACATCAATGGCGAGCCTTTGGTGGGCGGGAAAGTCTATACTTATGAGGCCGGCACGACGACGCCTCTAGCCACTTATACGGACAATACCGGCGCATCCGTCAACCCGAATCCGGTTATCCTGAACGCGCGCGGCGAAGCTTCGATATGGCTCGGCGCGAGCATTTATAAGTTTAAGCTTGCCGACGTTAACGACGTGGAAATCTGGACAGTAGATTACATTTCCGCGCCGATTTCGGGCGTCTCTCCCGTGCTTTCGGGAAACGTCGTTATTGACTCCAACTCATCCAATCCGGCGCTGAAGATCACCCAGACAGGGTTTGGGTTGGCGCTGCGCGTTCAGGACGCCGTTGACCCGGACCTCACGCCCTTCGCCATAGACGCGAACGGCAACGTGGGTATCGGCACCGCTAGTCCAGTAAGCGCGCTTGAGATCGCGGCTCCTGGCGTCTTTACCGGCGCGTGGGCCTATCTTCCGGCCGGCACAACTATGTTGTTTGCGCAGACCGCTGCGCCGACCGGCTGGACGAAATCTACAACGCATAATAACAAGGCATTGCGCGTTGTGTCGGGCGCAGCAAGTTCGGGCGGCACGGTGGCGTTCACGACGGCGTTTGCCGCCGCCCGCGCGCTTTTTGGGTCAACCGGTGGCCACGCGCTGACCATCGCGGAAATGCCGGCGCATACTCACACACAAGAAATTATGGCGGGCGGCGTCAATTTTGCCGCTGGCGCGGGTTACAATACAACGACAGGCGCCACGGGCAGCGCCGGCAGCAATGCGGCGCATAGCCATACGCTTGCCAGTGGGTCTGTCAATCTGGACGTTCAGTATGTTGACGTGATTATCGCGGTGAAGGACTGATGGAACTGAAGAACGGCTCTTTCTGCCCGTTGATTAAGAAGGACTGCGTGCAGCTTAAGTGCGCGTGGTTTACCATGTTGCGCGGCACCAACCCGAACACCGGCAAGGAAGTCGACGAATGGATGTGTGCTATTACCGCCATGCCCATGCTTCAGGTCGAGGTTGCCAAAGAGGCCCGTCAGGGCGCAGCGGCAACAGAGTCGTTCCGTAATGAGGTTGTGGCGCTCAGCCAACCTGTCCAACAAATGCGCTTAGTGAGGTAATCATGAACCCGTTCACCATTGCCATGCTTGGCAGCGCCGGCAGTAGTCTATTAGGCGGCGTTCTTGGCGCTGGCGCGTCACAGAAGGCGGGGCAGCAGCAGTCGCAAGCGTCTATGATGTCGGCTATGCTGCAAGCGCAGGAGGCCGCAGCGGCCCGCGCCCAGCAAGAGCGCATGTATCGTGAGGGCGTCGAACGCATGGAGCCGTTCCGGCAGGGCGGTGTCGCGGCGACCAACCGGATGCAGGAACTTTACGGCATCGGCGGCCAGCCGACCGCAGCCGGCTACGGTTCTTATGCCCAGCCGTTCAGCATGGCCGACTATCAGGCCGACCCCGGTTACGCTTTCCGCGTGCAACAGGGTCAGCAGGCTATTGACCGTTCGGCGGCGGCGCAGGCAGGGCTTCAGTCTGGGTCCGCGCTAAAAGCAGCGGCTCGGTTCGGGCAGGAGATGGGCAGCCAAGAGTATGGCAACGCCTATAATCGTTTCCTTCAGCAGCGTGAGCTTCAGATGCGGTCCTTGCAGGGTCTAGCGTCGCCGGGGTCTAGCATGGCGGCGTCGGGGGCGCAGCTTGGTGTGCAGTCCGGTCAGAACATCGCTAACACGATGATGCAGGGCGCGCAGGCGATGGGGCAGGGGATTGAGCAGGCCGGTCAGGCCCGCGCGTCTAGCTACATGGGCGGCGCGAGCGCGTTGTCTGGGGCGCTCCAGTCTATCCCGCAGAACTACATGATGTATAACATCATGAACCGCTACGCGCCTGCGGGAGCGGTTGGCGGGGCGATGCCAAGCATTGGCGCGCCTATGCAACTATTTGGCGGGGCCGGCCCGGTTACGTCTCGCAATATCGCGTCTGGCCTATATTGAGGTTTGATCCATGCCCGTTCGCTATGACATAGCCGCTCAGATTCCGCAGGCTCAGGGCGGCGGGTTTGACCCCATGAACATGATGGTTCAGATGCAGGCGATGGATTATCGCCAGCAGCAGAACGCGCTTGCGCAGATGCAGATGCAGGAATACGCCCGCAAGATGCAGGCTTTTCAGCAGATGCGCGGCGTCCAGGCTAATTTTGAAGACCCGCGCTTTCCGCAGCAATTGTGGTCGTATGACCCCGAGACTGCTATGCAGGCTCAAGGTGTGGTTCGTTCGTCGGCCGCTCAACGTGCAACTGAAGCGGCTTCGCGCGCCGCCGCAAAGTATCATGAAGATACGTTCAACCTTCAAAAACGTCAGTTTGAAGAGGTAACCAAGCCAAAGGGCGTTGCCGAAACTGGCAAGGCCGTTGCAGAACGTGCCGGCTCAGAAATGAAAATTGCACAAGATATATTGCGCGATCCTTTTTTAGCGCATAGTGCGCAAAGACCCGGCGCGTTTGAAGAGCAATACGCAAAAGCCTACGGTCAATTGTTAAATGTTGCGCCAAGCGTGGCCAAAATGCTTGGCCCACGGCCCGACATTGCTGCGGTAGAACGTATTATTATTGGCGGGGAAGAATTTGCGGCGGCGCGCAAGCCAATGGTTAGAAAACCTGGTGAAGTTGTTGTGTCTGGCACGGGCAGACCCGGCGAGTTTATGGAGACAGAACCGCAATATCAGCCAAATGCAATGGCTGCCCCACCGGTAAATGCTATGGCCGCGCCGCTGCCGCCGGGGGCAATGACAGCCCGTAGTGATATGGCGCTTCCGGCGGACATCGACCCGATCATTGCCAAAGCCAAGAAGAAAGACAAGGCGCTTCGTCAGTTGCCGCCCGGCCCGGCGCGCGAGACGGCGGGGGCGCGAATGGACCTTCGGGACACGCTTGACCAGATTGACGAGGGTTTTGGCGGATTGGCTGACGCCGCCGGTATCACCCGCGCAGGCGCGTCTAACGCCGATAATTGGAAAGCGGCATTCAGAAAAAGCCCGACTGGTCAGGCTATTGGTAGCCTTAGCGATAGCGAGACAAACGCGCGGCTTGCTGGGCTTCGCACCGCAAGCGCGGTGCTTAAGGCACAGCTTCGCAAGGGCCTTGAAATGGGCATCACGCAAATGGATGCTGTCAAGGAAATGGAAAAGTTAGACGCAGCGTTCTTGAACCCAGATAAGGTTAAAGGCTTGAGCGAAGCGCAGGCTTCAATCCAAGTGCTTCGTCGTATGATCGGGGCTGAAAGCGGCGCGGCGCAGCCCTCAACGCCCGCGGGCCGCGGTAAAGCCGGCGAGGAGCCTAAAGCGACGGGCGGCGTTGTTGATTTCGGGAGCTTGAAATAATGGATGTTAGGCTTCCTGACGGAACAGTCATCAAAAATGTGCCTGATGGCACAACTAAGGCTCAGCTTGTTACTAAGCTGAAGGCTAATGGCTATGATGTCAGTTCGCTGGAAGCTGCGGTCAAGCCCGAATCTGAAGTTACGGGCGAAGTCGGGTTTCTGGAAAGTGTCCGCAAGAGCCCGGCGGTCACAAAGTTAGCCAACGTCGCGGAACGTATTGCGCCGTCGCCGGAAGAAGTTGTTGCCGGCGTGGGCGAGGCGGCGTTGAATTTGCCCGAAAGCATGATTGGCATGGGGGCGGCCGGGTATGGACTTGCCGAAGGCATTATGGGCCTCACCACGCCTGAAGGCCGTGCAGCCGCAGGCCGCGCAATCTCCAACATTCCGCAGGCAGTTCACAAAGCTATGTTGCGCATGGAAACTGACCCTGTCGGGTCTATAGAAGGCGCGGCTCAATATGCCAAACAAGACCCGCTCGGCGCAATGGCGGCGGTGTCGGGCCTTACGGGGCTTGGCTCGGCCGCGATGGGGCTGACCGGAACTAGGTTCGCGCCTCAGATAGCGCGTAAATTTATGGGCGGCATGGAGTTTGGCGCTCCTGAATTGGCTGAACTTTCTCAAATTACCAATCCGCTCGCCGTGCCCTTCATGGCCGCACAAGGTGTCGGCGCGGGCTATAATCGCTTCGTTTCGCCGGTTGTGTCGCAGGCCGGCGCTGAACAGGCGGCAGGCAACACGCTTTTAGCGCGCGTTATGGGTGCGCCTGAAGATGTAGGCGCTGCGCTCCGTAATGAACCGCGTAGTCTTCTCGGCCAAGTGCCGGCGTCGCAGCGTCTTGCCGAAGCAAATTTATACGAGCCCGGAATAGCCACGTTGCAGGCAGACCTTTTGACGGGCGAAACCGAAATCGGCCGTCAGTCGATACTGTTAGAGCAGCGTCGGTTGCAGGGTATTCAACAGCAGTTGCACGCCATCGACCAGCAGATTCTGCGGCAAGGTCAGTCAATGTCGCCCGAGGCGCGGGCGAAGCTTGACGAGGTGCGCAACAGCCTTCTGCGGGAGCAGGCGGCGGCGCGGCGTCAGATTCAACAGCCGCTTCAGGCAACCGGCGAACAAATCCCGGCGGTGGGCCAACGCGCGCCAGGCGAAGCTGTTGCGGCTA